GTACACGCTAAAACTCGGACCCGCCGCCTTTAGGATTGCAGAGATCAAGCACAATCTGACCTTTACGTTTGAGCAGATGGCAAGTCCAAGCCTTGCAGACCTTGCACGTATTGCATACGTAGGCTGTTTGGTGGACTCTCCAACTCTCAAAGAAGACAAGTTCATGATTGCTATGGCTAACTCCGACGAGGGCGCGGTACTTGCTGCCGTTGGAAAATCTCTGCGGCGCATGACGGATGGGCTGTCTGGCATTGGTGAAACTGATGAGGGAAAGGGGTAGCCGGGGAATCCATCTCCTCGGCTCCCTTTCCTGACTTAGTAGCCATTGATAAGATGTGCGCCGCTTATCTCGGTATGACACCATCGCAGGTCGATGAGTGTTCACTACGGGATATTAACGTGATGCTTGCAGGCGTTAAGGAGCGCATCGAACAGGATCAAGAATTGGAGTGGCAGCGCACCTTTGTGATAGCGCAGCAACTCGAAAACCTGATGCTGTTCAGGGCGGGCAAACGGCAGAAGCCTCTCGATGCCATGTACCGCGAACTCAAGAAACAGGAAACGCCTGTCATGAGGATGGCTGAATATCAGCAACTCCGACAACGGGCAAAAGCAATATTGGAAGATGGCTACGGTCGCACAACTTGACGTTCGGATTGGGGCAGACATCAAGTCGTTCCAACATGGCATGGCAAAGTTAGAAAACCAACTAAAACAGGTTGGCTCTAATCTTCGCAACACCGGACGTCAGTTATCGACCGCGGTCACGCTTCCCCTTCTTGGTATTGGCGCGGCTGCCGTAAAAGCCGCCTCGGATGCCGAGGAAATGCAGTCAAAGTTTAACACCGTATTTAAGACGGTGGGCGGCGATGTGACAAAGCAACTTGATGCTTTCGCTCGCGCGTCTGGAAGGAGCCGCTACGAGTTGCAGGGAATGGCGGGGCAGCTTGGCGACATATTTAAGCCGCTTGGATATACAGAGCAGCAGGCTGGCAATCTATCGGTACAGGTTGCCAAACTCGCTGTTGACCTCGGCTCCTTCAACAATATGCCGATGGACGAGGCGCTCGATCGTCTGCGTGGTACGCTCGTTGGTTCGCACGAGAACGCTCTTGCCTTTGGCGTTGTTATCAACGAGGCATCGCTCAAGCAGGAGTTGATGCGAATGGGCGCAGACAAGCTTACTGGAGCACAATTAAATCAGGCTAAGGTACAGGGGCGTCTTAACCTGCTCATGGCAGGGACAACTGATGCACAAGGCGATGCGATCCGCACATCGGATTCTTTTGCTAATCAGTTTCAAAGACTGAGAAATGCCACGTATGACCTCGGAGTAACCATCGGCGAACTTCTCCTGCCTTATGCAAGGGAACTGGTTGGTCGGCTTCAAGGAATGGTCGATTTTGTCCAAAATCTAAATCCAGAGACAAAGAAACTCGGCATCATCCTCGCAGGGGTAGCGGCGGCGGCGGGTCCGTTGGTGTTCACGCTTGGCGGCATTGCTTCGGGATTCTCTGCTATTATGCGAGCCGTTACGCTGACGATGGGATTGTTCAATCCTTACGTAGCAGGCTTGGCAGCAGTAGCGGCAATATTGGTGGGATTGTCTCGCGGCTCCGACTCTGTGCAGGCAGCGTTCAAAACGTTTGGAGATCAGATAACCACTTCGTTTGCACCTGCGTGGGAAACGCTGAAGACAGCAGTCTCTACTGCTTATGAGCAATTTGTTGGGTGGTGGGACACTAACGGCGAAACGGTGAAGTCCACCCTTGCAACTACTTTCAGCGGTCTTATCACAGCCATTGGTGGCGCACTTGGTTCGATAGCGGAATTATTTACTGCTGCATGGGATGCAGCGGAAACGGTAACAGAGGCGTTTGTTGGAGAGGATGGAACGCTCGCAGGTCTCATGGCTTCGGGTACTGTAAAAGCGGTAAACCAGTTGGGGGCATCGCTTGCACTTATTGCATCAACAGTTCAAACAACCGTAGACCAAGCATCAGGCACAATTAAGACGGTAACCTTCGGAGCGCAAGGCAAATATGCCGAAGCGATGGAGGCTTTAAAATCAATCCCGAAATCAAACATTGATGCTGTCCTTGCCTTCTTTGATACACTTGATACAGATATAACATCTAAGATAGATCCCAACACCGGTAAGAATGCGGCAGACGCAACGATGGGCGAGGGCGAGGGCAAGAAATCATACGGTGATCGCCTGAGAGAACTTCTGGTCGAGGCACTTGGTGGCTTTGATTTATTTAAGACTGATATTAAAGATCCTCTTGTAAACGACGAGGATTCGGTAAGCAATACGCTGACTGATACAGAGGGTGATGTAACAGACTTAAAAAACAGCGTTGATAGTCTTTTTGCCATCAAGCCGGATAATAAACAAATTATTGATGCTGTTTCGGGTATAAAAACACCTGCTGAAGAAGCGAAGCAAAAGGCAGAGGAAATGATTGCTGCTTTTCAGGCTGATGAGACAGACCTGAGATACATACAAGAGACTGCCGATGCAATCAAGGAGTTCATACCAACTGTCGATGAGGTCAGCAGGTTTTATCAATTACAGCACGCCTTCGGGTTGCTTGAGGAGGACTTTGGGGACGCAGCAACCGACAGCGCAAACGTTGCTCATCATGTTGGTAGAGTCGAGGAATTACTGAGACTTCTCAAGGTTGATGAGGACTCGCCATTCTTTAAGTTTGTTGAGGGTGTCAGGTATGGAGCAGAGCAGGTGACCATATTTTTTGAAGGTTTAACATCCTTAATGGCGCTTCTGAAAGCAGAAACGTGGATCAACTTTTTTGATACCATCGTTGGCATTGTAGAAAAAATTGGCGAACTGCTTGGATTAACAAGTGGTGCAGTGACAGCAGGTGGAACGAGCGTTGGCGGTGGTGCAGTGACAGCAGGTGGAACGAGCATTGGCGGCGGACCTCCTGATTTTACGGGTGGCGATCCCGGCATAGATATTCCAGGAAGCGATGGGCAAGGAACACCAACAGGCGTACCGGTAGGAACAGGAGGAGGAGGTGCAGCAGGCGGAGCAGGGGCAGTTGGGGCAGGCGGCATTGGCGCGTCAGCAGGCCTAACTGTTGCGGGTGCTGCTGCTATCAGCGCGGCGTGGCTTTTGGGGGTGCAATACCTCGGACAGTTCATGGGATCGACGCTTGCGAGTAACGCATTCGATCCAACCACATACGCAGGAGGAAATCTTGCTAACGCTTTCGGCGGTATGATTGGCTCGGGCGGGATTACGGGTCTTGACTTCGGCAGCAATTGGCTGTCAGGCTTACAGGGATATATGGGTACAGGTGGATCGGCTAACACCTCGGGCCGCATGAGCGGCGCGGGCATGACCACAAGCGGTCAGACCATCAATGTCAATCTCGACGGTCAGACTATCGCAACCGCGACGATGCCGTACTGGTCACAGGAGTTGGAGATTTACGGGACCAACCGCTAATGGCAATAGCAATTAAAAACCAAGCGGGTACGGGTGTTGACTTTGTAAAGGAGTCTTTCCGGTATGAGGATGCCGTTACACAGCGCGGCACATTGTCCTTTCAGGAGATTGGGACCAGTCCGTCATGCACGTGGGGAGAGGATGTGTTTGTTTGGGATGATGGCGGCGCACCTTTGCAGTTAGCAGGTGGAGGCAATCTCGAACTGGCAGGCGGCGGGAATCTTGAACTGGCGCAGCAGACTGTTTATTGGGGAGGAACAGTTGAAAGCATTTCAGAAACGGACATTACCGTAGGCGAGACCACGACTATCCGTTTTACTTACCGGTGTGTTGACTTTTCCGAAATTGCAGGAAGGCAAATTGTAGCAGATGCTACTGCCGCGCAAACTGCCGGAAGTTGGATCTCATCTTCAGTATCTTCGCCCGGTCTTTCTGGCTACGGTATAACCGCCGGGGATATAGATGATGGCGCATATATTGATTATATGCCGTGGAACTACGTGTCCTATGAGTTGATCTTTGACGAGTTGGCAGAGATCAGCGGCTTCTTCTGGAATATCGACAAGGACAAAAAACTAAACTTTCGATCCGTTGAAGCCGCTCCTGCACCTTTTGCAATCACATCTTCCAACAGACCTTATAAGTCGATAGAGTTCTCTACCGTTCGCGGCAGTTTTAGAAACGTTGTATATCTGAGGGCGGGTACAACGACTAACGAAGTTGATACCATTGAAGTGCAACGTGGCGATGGTGATAAAATAACATTCGTGGTTGGCGCAGAAATAGGCGCAACACCAACAATAGAAGTTGATACAGGCAGCGGATACAGCGCCCAAACAGTTGGCGTGAATGGTATTGGGACTGTCAGCGATTGGTACTACAACAGCGGATCACCAGTAATTACACAGGACTCGGCGGGTACTGTCCTTTCATCAACGGACAAAATCAAGATTACATACAAGGCAAGATTCCCGATTATTGTGAATGCTATTTCCGACGAAAGCATCTCGCAACGCGAGGCAATAGAATCCGGTCTTGGTCAGTACGTGTCAGTAGTGGACGCCACAGACGTAGACAATGCAGAAGCCGCTGAACTTAAAGCGCAGTCTATTCTCAACCAGTATTCACAGCCCCGTATAACCTGCCGATATACAACCGATCAGGTCAACATCGAAGCCGGGCAGACGCAGTACATAGACCTTCCTCAGCATGGTATTGATGCGAACTTCCTTATTGAGAAGATCGGCGCTTCGCTTCGCCATGACGGGCAACTATCCTTCGACGTTACAGCCGCCGCAACCCAGACCGTTGCCGGGTGGAGTTACTGGAAGCAGAAAACCCGGCAAGACCGTAAATTTGTCGTGCGGGACAATGAAGTGCTTCGGTTGTTAAACAGCGAGAAGGACAACGCAACCGCAGCCGATACCGCAACAGGAACGACCTATACAGGAGCCTACACAGTCAATGGCACAGACACATACATTGATGGATTCCATGTCGGATAACATACGACCACACGGACGGGTTACTGTCGAAGTCATTACCGACGAAGGCACGACCGTATACGAGCAGGACAACGTTGTTACTAACAATGGCGTGGCTCGGATTGCTGCTGTATGGGCGCAGGACTCGACAACGTTTCCGTCACACATTGGCATCGGCACAGATGACACGGCGGCGGCTACGACAGACACGGCGCTTGGCGCAGAAGTAGATCGTAACGCTATCGTCACAGACTTTGCCACTGGCGCAGTCGCTACCTTCAAGGCGTTTTTCTCTAAGGCAGAAGCCAACGGAAACACCATCGTCGAGTTGGGAATGTTCGACGCGGCATCCGGTGGCACTATGTTCTGCCGCTCCGTCTTGGCAACTGCTATTGTTAAGGATGCGACCAAGAGCATTAACGTAACATGGACTATAACCTTCGCTGACGCATAATGGCTACCACAGTATTCCCAGAAGCAGGCGATCAAATTACCGAGGCGGCATGGACCTCGGCGAACAAGACCATCTCGGTTGCCACAGAGTACCGCGTGAATGGGTACGCGCTGTCAGCAGGTACAGGTCTTAGCGTAGATATATCTTCCGGTACTTGTTTCGTCAATGGCTTTGAGGTGGTGTCAGACGGTACGCAGGTCGAGGCTCTGTCAGCCAGTTCTACCAACTACGTCTACCTCAACGACGATGGCACGTTCACGGTGAACACCAGCGGGACGCAGCCTGCTGATACGCTTTTTCTCGGCACAGCCACAACAGACGGATCAGGGGTCACGGCAGTATCTCACCTCAAGGACATCGCCAACGATTACAACGTGGCAAAAGTCAAGACAGCCGACGAGTCAGTAGCATCAAGCACAACCCTGCAAGACGATGACGCGCTCGTTTGGACAGCAGGCACAGGCGAAACCTACGAGTTGCTGCTTGTGCTAAAGATCAGCACCGGGTCAGGCAACCTGAAGTGGGATCTGAAGGGCTTCGGTACTTCTGACTATTCGTACCAAGAGGGCAACAGCATAATCTTCGCCGAAGCAGGTACTCCTGAGAACACAAGCGACACGGCAATCATTATTCGAAGCGTAGTTACAACAAGCACGAGCGGCACGGTTGGCTTAGAGTGGGCGCAGAACGTAAGCGATGCAAGCAACTCAACGATACAGGCGGGTTCGTTCTTGTATGCTCGGAGGTTGCTTGGCTAATGGCTACCACCGTATTCCCACAGACCGACGATACCGTTGCACGAACTGCGTGGCAATCGCTGAACGCTACCATTAACCGGGGCGATGATGGCGGCACAGCAGACACCGATACGGACCTGCTAAAGTTTGAACTTGACACAAGCGGTTCCAGTGCGACAAACCTAACACCTGATTACGTTACCACCCTGTCGCTTGACGCAGGCAATATGTATCATGTCCGTGGCTGTTTATCGGTAGAAAAACACCTTACCGATACCACGGATGATACTCTGAGAGCAGGCATATCTTTGGGGGCAGGTCTTACGGCGTATGTATCGGTGTGTAAAAGCACAGCCACACTTTCTGGCACTACCTCTTTTCTGGGTATTGCTACTTTCACAGGAGCAAGCGACGAGCCACTTATCATCGGAATCAAAGGCACGAACAACGTGACTTTCACGAACGAGCCTGTTTTGTGGGTGGACATGATTGTTGTGGCAGACCAAGACGCCGTTCTTTCTTGGTACTACGTAAAAGCCTCAGATGATCATTCCACGTGGTTTCGACCCGACCCACTCACCTATCTTATTGCAACACCGATAAAGGGATAGACAATGGCAACAGTACACGACTTAGCAGAAAACACCGCGCCGGACGGGACCGATCGGCTATACGTTACCGATGGCACAAACGACGAAGGCGTACAGGTTGCCAATCTGCTGAAGGGTAGCGGCGCAGAAGTACCTGCATCTAAAATCACTGGGACAATTGACGCTGCCGTTTTGCCTGTTACAACGCATGAGAAAGGCGGCCTTGAGGCAGACGTTTCTGCTTATGATGGACTGGTAAAGATAAGCGGTGGCGCAACGTCTGCGGTAACTGCTCCATCTGGAGATATTGTTGGCACAAGCGACACACAAACGCTTACTAATAAGACGATTGACACCTCGTCAAATACCCTTACCTTTGCAGCAGAGGCTAATCTGCAAGATAACCTGCTAACGCGTCCGCTTGTCAAAGACTATGCGATGGAGGTCTACGCTCACGGCAGCATCACCACAGCCACGACCATTGACCTTGAAAACGGTAACGTTCACACGGCAACGATTGGCGGTAACCTCACGCTGACGTTCTCGAACCCTATCGCATCAGGTGACGCCACAAGTTTCGTTCTTGAGTTGACCAACGGCGGCGCGTACACATTAACCTTTCCTGCTGCCGTAGACTGGGAGGGCGGGACCGCACCAACGCTGACTGCTGCTGGCGTTGATATATTGGTGTTCTATACACGCGATGGCGGCACTATTTGGCATGGCATTGCCTCATCCTTAGACAGCAAGTAATATGTTCACGCCCGAAGCACTTGCATCAAAGCAGACAAGAGCCGGTGGTTCGGCAGTCACGCCCAATACCCATGTTGTAACGGTATCGGCGCAAAAGGAATACATCGCAATTTATGATGTGCAGACACCATCCTCTATTACACAAACCGCAACTTACGACCTATCAGCCGTTGAGGGTGGGTCTGGGCGGATAAATGGGCTTAACAGGGGCGGATCTGCCGGGGTAGCCAGTTGTAATATGCCGCTACACGTTGTTAACGGGGTTGTATATTTTGGAATTAATACATCTGTGTATGCCTATGATGTGAGCGACCCTACCACCATTACTGAACTTGGCAGTCTTGACCTTTCTTCTTCTGGTGCGCTTGATATTACCATGTGCCTGAGAAATATGCAGCACGATGATCGTCTTTTTGCGCTTGAAAGGTTTACTGGTGCTACTAACCCGCAAATGTTCTTGATTGATATATCTGATCCATCAAGCATGACTGAGTTGGGTGATGTAAGCATTTCAGAGTTTTCTGGACAAAACGAAGTGAACTACATTTCAGCCGCCTCTGGTTACGATTCAGATAGTTATACTGACGGGTTTGTTGCTGTGCCGATTGACAGGGGCGTGAGAGGTTACGAAGTAAGTGGTGCAAGTCGCGCTGGCTTGAGTCTCATTTGGAGTGAAGATCATGCGACAAACTCAAGCGCCGCCACATCAAGAATAATTGGCATTGATATATGTACAGGGTTATATGCAGACAGCGTATATCAGTCCTGCGTCAGTTTTTATGAGGGAGGCAAGGTTGCTTTTACATATAACGGCTCTTCTACTAACACGCCGATTACTAATGCAGGGGTTCTTGATGATCCGCGAGGCATAAGAGCATTGGAGTATATGTCAAATTATACAGGCGACTTAGCAGCATTCTGTGTAGCCGCTTATGATGACGATGCTCTGGTTATACTCACAAACCCAGACAGTAACGGACCGATAACCGTTCGTGTAGATCAGTACGATTCCGCACTCAATGGCGTACAAAACATTGACGTATATGACGAGTGGATATATTGCGCATCCCTTGTTTATCAAGGTTTTTCAATGTGGGAATTAACCGGATCAACATCCGTGACCCTCGGTGGTAGTAAACAGGACACTACTTATCTTGGCCAAGGATTTCAGGTAGGAGTTATTCAGTAAAACAAAGACTACAATGGTATTCGTGATTGAGCATAGCGATGGCACTTTGCAGCATCCCGTTTCAAAAGCGGCGCTGAAGCACTTATTTCCGAACGTGTCTTTCCCCAGAGATTGGCATGGATACCAGAATGCTGATCTCGGAATATTCCCTCTTATAGAAACGCCAAAGCCAGAACATGACCTGACGCATCACAACGTGCAGGGCGAGCCTGTCAAGCAGGGAAATGAATACATGATGGTATGGCAAACACCCATTGCTAAGACTGACGAGGAAATGCACGATGCTTGGCAGGTCCGCTTTAGAAAAGCCAAGAACAAGGCGAAAGACGTCATCGAAGAAAGATACCCTGACTGGAAGCAGCGCAACATGACGATGCGCGTTCTTACCTTGCAGAACATCAACCCCCTGACCGATGACGAGCAGGCAGAGTTGGCAAGCATCTCGGCGGCGTGGGATTGGATCGAGGCTGTCCGCGCAGAGTCAGATGCTCTTGAACAGCACCTTTTAAGCATAGGACTTGTGGCGGCAAGGCATTATGACTACCAGAGCCACGCTTGGCCTCAATAACCCAGCGACACCATGTGGAACGTTTCCCGGCTTGGACCTGATGCACACCAGATACAGTTCGACGATGAGTTCCAAAACAACGACTGGGAGCAATGGGTACTCCTGACGGGTGACCGTCACTGGGACAACCAACACTCCGACTGGGCGCTACAAAAGAAGCACCTTGAGCTGGCGAAGGAGCGCAACGCTCCGGTCATCGACGTTGGTGACTTCTTCTGCCTGATGCAAGGCAAGTACGACAGGCGCAAGTCCTCGGATGCGTTGCGACCTATCCACCGGGGCGAGGAATACTTCGATGACATTCCGAACACGGCGGTTGATTTTTTCAAACCGTACGCCCACCAGTTCGCTGTCATCGGACATGGCAACCACGAAACCGCGATTATAAAGCATCACCAAACGGACGTACTTGCTCGCTTTGCCTATCGGCTAAACAAGGAGACAGGGTCTAACGTTCAGGTTGGCGGTTATGGTGGCTATGTCAAACTCCGCTTCGCCACACCGAACAAGCGGCGCAGCGTCTGGCTACGATATTATCATGGCAGCGGCGGCGGAGGACCAGTTTCCAAGGGGGTCATCGGCACGAACCGCCGTCAGTACTACGATGCTGACATTGTGGTGACAGGTCACATCCACGAACGGTGGCGCGTCGAGCTGGTCAAAGAATCCATTTCCGACTACGGGAAATTGTCACTTAAGCCACAGGTCCATCTTTGCGTGTCTACCTACAAGCAGGAGTACAACACGCAGGGCGGCTGGCACGTTGAGCGCGGCGCACCTCCAAAACCGCTCGGCGGGTGGTGGCTTCGGTTCAGTTTTGACATGAAGGCAGACCGAGTTGTCTTTCAGACGATGGAGACGCTCTGAGGCTTCGCAGAATCGCCCGTAACGAACGACCTGTCTTTGCCCGATAAGTTAACCGCATAAAAAAAGGACGCCTTACGGGGCGTCCTCTTAAGCCTTACGGGGGCAGGCCTGAGTGTCAACAAAGGGTTGACACTGCTGAAAACAGCCCCTTGATAAAGACGCCAGTTGAGCTGGCCTCTTTATAGAGGGCTGTCTTCCACGCTCTTTTAGGAAGCGTGCTGAACGGAAGAGTCACGTCTACGTGACGACCGTTCAGAATACCGTGGCAGTAGGATACATCCCACGCTGGATAATTAGGGTCAGACAAAAGTCTGAGTCTGGTAATCTCAAGGCCTTTGGTTGACCAGCATACGCTGGCAACTCCGCCTTCCTGCGAGCGGCGCTCTTTGTGGTAGGAATGACCGTTTTGAAGACCGTTAGTTTCCATGACTAAACCTCAAGGCTGGTTAACAAGAACAATGGGACAAGGAGAAACCCTTCCTCGTCTCTCTCGGTTGGTTATGGCTCGCGCCGTTTGTTGATATGAAGGTCGAGGTTTTTTTTGACATATGCACGCCCTTCACAATCTATTCACAAACCAAGATCCGAGGTGGCGTTGTTGATGTGATCCTGAATTGCCTTGTACGCATCCGTCCACGAGTAGCAGACCAGACAATCGTAGCCTACCTGCTCGAGCCTTTCAAGCCATGCCTTCTGGTGCTTGCTCGGTCTGTTCGGCTTAACCTTCATCTCGATGAACAGTCCCGCTGAGTACGAGTTGGGGACCGCCACGAAGATGTCGGGGATGCCTGCTTTCACGCCTTCGGCTTTCAGTTTGGCTGCCACCTTGATATGGCGATGACCGCCGTTGGGTATGGCAAAGACGTTGGCGAATAGTGGGTTGGTCCTCTCTTGTAGTTTTAGCGCCTTAAACAGCGCCACCTGCTCGCGGTGTTCTTGGTCTTTCATTATCGCAGAACCACGTATTCCTTGCCTTCGCCCAGCGCCGCGAAGTCACATTCCAGACCCGCAGCGAGCGCCTTGCCGATGGCGGTCTTGTCTGGGCGGCGCGTGATCTTGGTAAACTCGTCCGGCACGAGCGACTCATCGTCGATGACCACCGGAGCCTTCGCCTTGCGTACTGATACGCTGACATGGTTGGGTGTCTCTGCCTTCTGCATCCCGAGCATCTTCATCGACAGCATGATTCGATCTTTCAGACCATCCACCACACGGCGCTTGCTGTTAGCGCGAGCCTTCATTGTGTCCATGCGCTCTCGCAGGTACGTGGCTTTGGCTTCGTAGGCTTCAGCATCTAACTCTATCTGTGCGATGACCACGGCGTATCGGTCCATCTTAGCAAGTATATCATCTTCGCCTTGTGCGAGCTGGTCGAGCAGCGCCTCTGCATCCTCTGTTATCTCGCCGCCTGTCTGATCCAGCAGTTCCTCCAAGTTGGCAAGGTCTGCCAGTTGCGTGTGGGTCAGATCAAATAGGTTTTGGTTGTCCATTGTCTCTCTCTGTTCGTGTTATCGTTTCGGATAGCCATCGTTACCGTATCGGGAAAGCCTGCCGCGAGCCTGTGTCAATATATCGCCACAGTGCCGGGTAACTACGTCGAGGTATGAATCGGCAGCGGTCATACCTTCTTGTGGCCGTTGAAGGCAGGAAAGCACGATCCAACTGGCAACGTTCAGTTTTTCTTTCTGCGTACAGTTTTCCAATGCCTTCCCAACATCGGCAAAGACCTGTTGTTCTAAGAGTGTCATCGCTTTAGCCACCTTTTAATGGTTAGTATTGCCCACGCCTT